CAAACGTAACGTAATTGCTCCCCCGTTGGGGGCGTTTCGTTGCATTTCTTGAAGGGAGTATCTCCCTGATAGGAAATCATCACACTGTGGGTAGATTATCTACCTACCGTGTGAGTAGGACGTGGTGTGGAGTCTTTCTCCACGCCCGCCATGAACGCTTCGTATGCGGCATTGCCGTTTGAGAAGCGAGAATAGAAGCTAGGATCGTACATCCTGGCTCCTAGGTGTCGTGCGCTTATGTTTGTCAAATGCAACACGACTTTGGTCAAGGGGTCCCCCATGAGGACACCTTGATTCAACGGTACAGATCTAATTCCCGAGCCCATTTCAGGCTCGTCTGTACCATAGTTTTCCAATACGCCGCTGGCGTAAAAGAACACTTTTCGCGGTTCGAAACAAGTTTTGTAAACGATACCGCGCAGAACACTTGGTATGCCGCATTTGCGCATCCAAGCGTTTGCCAGATCTCTTCCCATGGATAATGGGAGGCGATCGGTTGCCTCTTCATAGTCAGTACTGGCCATGTAGAGATCGGTGAAGGTGTCTGTCCTTTCGACATACCCTTCATAAGGATTTTCTTGTCTCCCATGGAGATCAAAAACATCCGCTCTTTCCTCCTCTGTCATCAGAGAAGTAAAGAGATTCCATCCGTGATTGCTTGCGCCCATCCCGGATGTACTGCTCCTGACCCCTTTCTTTAGGGGTTCGGAACATAACTTGTTTACAAGATCGAGAACGATCTTGAGACAAGCACGAGCCTTGGTAACACTTCTAGCCTTACCAGGCTCCTTCACCACAGTTAGAAAAGCTTGTCGTAGCTTTTCCTGTGGTGTGCGGAGAACATGGTCCAGACAGGACCAGAATACTTGCTCTCCGATAGAGTCAAAGCTGGACGTATCCTTCCAGCCTGTGACCCTTCCGGTCTCAAGATCCCTAATAGGGACTTGATCACCGGCTTCGGGGGAGAGGATCAGTCTTCTGATCTCCTCCACCGTTCCACCTTCACGTCGGGTCGCTTCCCAACATGAAGATGTTGTCACCGTTACTCGCGCTTTTGTCGCAAGCCCGGTGAATGATGCGTCAGGAATCCCGGCAAGGATTTCCTCGATCGCATGTCGTCTAAGCGCCACCATGGTTGGTGTCGGCTTAGACGGTTCAGCCGAAATTGTAGTTAAAAACTTCACTTTCGACTGTAAGACTACGAGGGCAGGCGGCGTTCCTGCACCTCGAGTCTGTGACAGGATCCCGATAAGGTAAGCCTTTCGGAATCCGTCTGCAGTTTGAACGCGTTTCCACACGTTTACAAACTGCCTGCACCAAGGAGCGACCTCTTTGAGGTCATCTCTTAGTGCTGTTTCAAGATCACCCTTATGAGAGTGAAACTTGAACCACTTCCGTGCCTGCTTAAGCTGGGCATAGGAAGTTTGTATGGAGAGGCCCCCTTCGAGGACCTCCCCATCTACGAACTCGTCTCCTAATAAGGAGTTGATGTTCGCTAGTGTGAACAGGTCGAACCTCGACCATGTCCATACTTCTTCGGGATAACACAGATACCTCTGTGTAAATATCCCGTCTACCGTCTTAAGAAGCTCAATGAGCCTCTTAGCACGGTTCTTTTTGTCAGCCCGGTAATCCGGGTCGACAAAAATTGAACTGATTTCACCCTTTGAAAGGTGAGGATCAGTTTTCCCTGTAAGGAACCGGTTTAACCGGTACCTCAGAGATCGTGCCCAGCCTCGATGTTTCGATTCTGGGTCATTACACATCACACGTAGGGCTTTGCCCCAGTGTGTGTGTTCGTAGATGACGTGAAGTTTCACTTCATCTGCGCCAATAGAAGAAAATCTAACGAGATTCTTCTTATTTCCTTCCCACTTGGATCCTAGGATCTTCGGGGGAAGCGGGTCTTGGAGGCGTATTCCGTCTCCAGACCAAAGGATTGTCCTGGGATCTTTTCCCAGTAACTCTCCTAATATGCGGCCCGCATGGATTTTCCATGGGTCCTCATACTTCAGTCGGTAGCGTGCATTTGCACGGAACACGACTCTCGAAGTTTTGTCCTCGGGTTCGAGGACATCCTCCGCTCGCGACGTTTCGGACCCAGAGTCCGTTACGTCGTCTCCAGACGTCCCTGATATTTCACCAGTGACGTCTGCTAAGTCCGCAGCATCTATTAATAGTGCTGCTAGGCTTTCAGAGTACTGCGAAGAATTTTCTCCGACAGTTCTCTTAATGGTCAGATCACGCGATATCGTGCGATCTGATTTGTCATTCTCAATGACGGTAAATCCCGCCTTGAGAACGTTTTGCCGGTTTTCCCGTATTGAACGAGAGCCGGCACACCGCAAAATAGTCCCTGACGGGACTTGTTTTGTGGAAAGATAATGCTTCCCCTCTGTGAAGGGTTGCAAATCTTTTGGTACAACGGGGGACTTAATGTCCCTGTTGAACCACAGAGGAAACCGACTGATTTCAGCCGTGACCTCATCGCTGTGTGATGATCTTGTAGGTAACAAGACCACACGGTTCCTAACGTTGCTCG